ATTAATTAACTTATTCATAATAGGTAAGTACTGTCTTATGATTTTAGTTTTGATACCACTATCCTGTAATAACAAAGCTGCAATATCATAATAAGACCTTTTATCTATGAGACTTTCTTTTTCTGTATTATGTCCTTTGAGAACCTTTAACTCTTTATTAAGTTTATCAGATTCATCTGTTTGAGATTCAGATTTTAGTTTTTCAATCTCTGCATTTATTTTTGTGATGTATTGATTTGACGCAGATATCTCATTCTGTTTTTGTGCAACTTGTCTGTTGAGAGTGTCGACCTTACTTTGAATCTCTTGTATTTCCTCGATTCGTTTGTTGATATCTCTGACATTCTTCTCAATCTCATTGATTGCTTTATCAATCTCTGATAGTTTTCCCTCTGTTGTTGATATCTTCTCTTGTTTAAAGTCGTCTTCCATGTCTCTGTGACAGGTTGGACATTCGTCATTATCCTCATAGAATTTTATCTCCGATGCACCTCTTTTTCTTGCATTTTCTAATTGTGTATGCAAGTCAAGTGTCTTGGTTAGTTTTTGTTTTACTGTTTCACTATCCGAAGTATCATTCTGTAGAGATTCAACATCACTTAATAACAAATTACATTCTTCTTGTAGATTGTCAATGTTCTGTTGAGCTGTTTCAACACTTTCATTAAAGTCATGAATTTTTTGCCTACGATTTTCACCAAGAGATTTGATGTGTTTTTTGTAGGTCGAGATTCTATCTTCTGAAAGTCGGATTTCATAATCTAAATCCTTAAGTTCACTTTTTAAACCTGTCATTCTAGTTTTTAACAAACTGTTCATAATAGAAAAGATATTAATATCAAGAATATCTTCTATGATACCTCTTCTATCAGTTTGATTCATTTGCATGAATGGAGTAAATGATGAACTACCTAAAATAACTACTTGAGTAAATGTCTTATAGTTTAATTTTAGGATTTGTTTTTCAAGTTGTTCTTGATAGTCTCTCATGTTTGCATCTTGATTGATGATTCTATCATTCAAAAATATTTCAAACACATTTGGTTTTGCACCACGAACAACTCGATATTGTTTTGACCCAATTGCAAACTCAACCTCGACAACCATCCCTCTTTGGTTGACCGAGTTGATGAGTGAGTTCTTGGATACTTTACGAAACCCCTTTCCAAATAATCCAAAACATAGTGCATCTAACATTGTAGATTTACCACTACCATTCTCACCTAAGATGAGAGTTGCTTTTCTATTATCTAAAAAGATTTCTGTAAACTTATTACCAGTGGAAAGTAAATTTTTCCATCTAACTGCTTTAAATTTTATCATGAAACATTGTCTAAGGCTTCTGTATACAGAGACCTAATTATATTTTGTAATTTTTCTTTATCTTGGGATATTTCCATAGATTCTATATGTTTTGTTAATATAGTCAAGGTATCTTCTGCATCTTGAGCCATATCTTCATCTGACATATCACCCAGATTACCATGGTCTTCAACAATTTTAAAATCAATAACATTTGCTTGAGATAGTTTTTCTATGAACAAATCAAACCAATATGGATTCTCTTTATTAATAACAATAACTTTTGTATACATATTTTCTAAATGTGTAAAGTCCATTGCAAGTATTTCTTCTTGAGTTAATTTTGTATCGTCATAAAAAATCTTTTCAAACATACGAATAGGATTTTTTATTTTTTTCATTTCTCTGGTGTCTGTATCAAAAACATGAAACCCTTTTACATCACCATAATCTGACCATGTAAATTCCATTTGTGAACCTAGATATGTAATATTATCCATTGTAGAACCAGTGTGAAAGTGACCACTATATACATGTTCGAATCTTTTAAAAGTTTCTTTAGATGTACCATGAGAAGAGTAATAGCCAGGCATCATGATTGCACCTTCTATCTCTAAATGACCCATTGCAATTTGACCATCTGTAAATTGTAGATGTTCCATAGTGTCTTCTAAATTATTTTTATGTATCCAAGGAATAAGACAAATTTTTAATCCATCGTACTCTTTAGTAATAGTATCTCTGTAGATTGTAATATTATCATACTTTAACAATGCATCACATGAATTTACTTCACTAGTGTTCTTATAATATAAGTCGTGATTACCTAAAGTTAAATCCATAGTCATACCATTTTTAATTAATGGTTCTATGAAATGTTCTTTGTTTCTTTGTAAAGATAGGAAGTTAATACCAGTTCGTTTATCGAAATAGTCTCCTAAGTGGACGATGTGTTTGATATCATTTTCAATACAATAAGGAAAAAAGACTTCTTCATAAAATCTTCTTTGATACTCGTGAAAATATATACTGTCGTTTCTGACACCCGCGTGAGTGTCATTCAATACTGCAAATTTCATATTAGTTTGTCATTAGGTCTATGACCCAAAAATTAAATAGCATAAAACCCATTGCACCAAATTGTATTAGACTTGCAATGATTACAAACTTCAATGCTCTGTCACCCCACCATTTACCTTCTGTTTCATGCCACTCCTTAACTTGTTCTGGAGTTGCAGTTTCAGGCACCCAACGAACACCTTGTTGTTGTGCTGTTTTTTGGTCGGATGATGTAAAATCTAATTTCATCTGTTTAGGGTCGTCAAGATTAGTTTCTTCTTCTGTTGGTCTTTTCCAAGGGTCTGTCATTTTTTACTTGGGTTAAAATATTTTTCTACACCTACTGGTCTGTTATCAGTAGTTTTCTTTTTACCTCTAGGTTTATAGTTTGGTTCTTCTAGATTGTTTTGTAAAAACTCTACATAAGAGTTGTCATATCCTGTAGTATCACCATCGATACTTGCAACTGCATCATCAATAATACCACTATTCATAATTGCTTTATGTTTGATTGCAGCTTGTTTTTTCTCTTTTTGTATTCTTCTTAAAAATGCATAGTATATAATTTGGGTTATATAGGCAAATGCATTTTGTGATTTTTCTGGGTTAAAGTTGTTTATGTATTGTAAACAGTTCTCAATACCATCACAAATCATTTCATCCCTATAAGAATAGTTAATAAAATTAGGTTTGGTTGATAGTCTTGTTGCAATCTTATAGATACATTCACCAATATATTCTGATACTCTTGGTGGTTCTTTACCCTCTTTGATTGCTTTTTTAACTGCAATGTTATGTTCTGCAATTGCAGCTGTGAACTCTTTGTTGTTTACATAGTGTTCTGGTTTTGCTTTACTCATATATCTATTATCTCATCATATTGTTATTTGTCAAGTAAAAAAAAGACTTGACACATTTCACTTCTCGTGATACCCTAGATATGTACCTTGGAAAGGATGGGATATACAAATTAATGTAATATCTTTTTATCCTCTTTTTTGGTAATCGCATCTAAGTCCATCTCTTCTTCTAGGTACAATTCCTCTTCTGGTGAAAGCATTCTATCTTTCATTTCAGTTGCAAATCGTTCTAACATGTCTTGTCCAGTTTGCAGTTCTTGTTTAGGAGACATAACATTTAAACCTATTTCGTCTCTAAGATGAATCCAGTCTTTACATGCTTTATCGTAGAATTGTATAAATTTATCATCAATAGTTGTTGTGTATACAACCTCGTTAGCTGCAATTACAACTCTATTATCTTTTGTAAATGGAACAAGAGGAGACAATTTTATAACTGTTCCCTTACCTACCATTGATGGTTGAAGTGCAATATTGCAAGGAAGTGTCATTTCAACTGTTCCATTAGAATCATTGACAACTGTCATTGCAACAATGTCTTCACCATTTCTTAATTTTAGATATCTATATTGACTCAAAATTTTACCTCATGAATAGTATACTTAAATTTCTCTTTACTATAGGTATTTATTCGTTCTTTAAAGTGTCTCAAAGTATAATTATCTCTATTCTTATAACTTAAATCATCTGCAATATCAAAAAGAGTTGCATTGAATTTATCTTTACTGGTTCTTAATACTCTACCTATAGATTGTAATACACGAATTTTAGACTTACTTGGACTTGCAAATATAATGTTATGTAGGTTTTTAATATTTATACCTGTAGAAAAAGTACCATAAGATGCAATAATTACACATCCACTTTCTTTTTCCATTAGTTCCCTAACTTGTTCTCTATTTTTAGTATCAGTTCCACCATAGATAAAGAATGACTTAATACCTGCTCTCTGAAATGCATCAAATATCTTTCTACCATGTTTATCTACATATTGAAATAGTATTAATGTATTACCTTTCTTATCTAAGGTTAGGTTTTTTATAAATTGTGTTCGTCTTTCATTATCTGCAAGGAACTCCATTTCTCTAGGATAATCCATTTGCACTACTTCTTTAGATATCTCTGATGGATACTTAAGTACTAAACATTGTATATCTAATTCTGCAAGAATACCCTCATTCATTAAGTCTGCACTTGTAGTCACATAATGAGTAGGGCCAAACAATCCTTCTAATACAAGTTTATGTGTTTGTGTATCATCTAAAGTACCAGTTAGACCCCATCGATGTCCTATGTTTTTCATCTTCTCTATAATACCTGTAAGAGTTTTTGCTTTAAATAAATGTGCTTCATCACCAAACACTGCACCAAATTGGTCGTAAAAGGATTTTGGCATTGTAGATAATGTTTGCCATGTAGTCACCACTATGTCTGTCGTTCCCTTTTTATCACCACCATACATCTTATCAATAGGTTTATTGTATCCATAGTCTGCAAAGTCTTTTGACATTTGTTCTACTAGTGATGTTGTAGGAACAACAACTAAAACTTTTTTCTTATGCATAGATATAAAATGTCTTGCAATACAATAGATGATTGCAGATTTACCACTTGCAGTTGGAGATACCAATAATTGTCTTCTAAACTTTATACCACGAGATATTGCCTCTACTTGATAATCTCGTAAAGGAAATCCTAAATTTAAATTATCAGTAAAGTCTGGAACTTCTAAGTCTGTTTCCCACTGATATCCACCTACACTGTATTCTCTATCTTGTGCAAACTGTTCTATTGCATAGTAAAGTCCAGTGTATATTTTACCTGTTGTTTGTGCAAACAATCTTATATTACCATCCCAATATTTGTTTCTAACAGAAGGCATGAATTTTGCGCCAGGAACTGGAAAAGTAAAGTAGTCTGATAATTCTCTTTTAATAGATTCTTCTGCATCTATCTTTATGTGAGTATTATCGACTTTGATTATCTGAATGTCGGGCCTGATATCCATCCTACTAATGATTGTCTCAATCCTCTAAGTACTGGTGTCACTTGATGATATACAAAAGATGGAAATATAATTATACTTCCTTGTTCTCTTGCATTCTGTTGAGCTCTTAATGTTATATTGTCTGGTGTCATAGATTGTGGGTTTTGTAAGAATGGGTCTGTCCATTCAAAATGTCCACCTTCGTATTTATCTGGATGTGTAAGATTTACACTGTACGAAAGTTTTCTGTATGTTCCTATTCGTTCATCTTTATTAGGGTCGTCTTTACATTCTTCTTCTGTATATGGTTCAAAGTGTCCATCACAATGCCAACTATAAAACTCTGGTGCATTTGGGTCATGTTTGTATGAAGTAAATTGATATGTTTCATGAAACGATAAATCAAATTTAAAATATTCTTCATTGACTTGTCTTATATGTGGAGTAATGTGGTCAAAAATTGTAAGTCCATCTTGTAGTTTTGCTTCTCTATCCAACCATGCAACACCAGATTTTCTAGTGTGATGGTCTTCAAGTCCATTTTCACTTCCACCAATTTGACCATACTCAATATAGTGATTCATTCCAATATCAATAATTTCTTCACATATACTTGGTGGAACTGCTTGTGGTAAAACTACACATACTTCTGGAAGAAATGAGGGCATAATATATTAACCTGCTGGGTTAGTGAATTTTAACCAATCAATTGCATTCTTTATTGATTGATGTCTCCATGTAATAATATTTAGTATCTCTTTTAAAGCATCAACACATTCAGTTAAATATTCTACTTTTAGTTTAAGGTCTGATAAAT